CAGACCCAGATATCGGAACCGTGGTTGATTTGGTTTGGGTCGATGGTTATTTTATGACCACTGACGGCGAATTCTTGATCGTCACCGAATTGAATAACCCGCTTGCAGTAAACCCGCTGAAATACGGAAGCTCAGAAGCAGACCCGGATCCGGTTGTCGCATTGTTGAAAGTGCGCAATGAGGTCTACGCATTGAACCGTCACACAATCGAAGTTTTCGATAACGTTGGCGGTGAGTTGTTTCCATTCAGTCGCATTGATGGAGCGCAAATTCAACGCGGCGCAATTGGCACAAATACTTGTTGCGTGTATCTCGATGCGATTGCTTTCATGGGCAGTGGGCGAAATGAATCTGTTGCGATTTGGATGGGTGCCAACGGGCAAAGCATGAAATTGTCTACTCGTGAAATCGACGAAATCCTGTCAGAGTACACAGAAGCACAATTGTCCACGGCAGTGATGGAAGCGGTTTCGTACAAGTCGCATAATTTCCTGTATGTCCATTTGACAAACCGCACTATCGTTTACGATGGTGGCGCATCGAAGGAATTGGGCGTGCCGGTGTGGTTTATTCTGACTAGCGGTGTTGTGAGCACTGGGCAATATCGCGCACGTAACTTCGTGTGGTGCTACAACAAGTGGCTAGTAGGTGACCCTACTAGTGCTGTCCACGGCTACATTGACTCAACTATCTCGACGCATTACGGCAATGCCGTGGCGTGGGAGTTTGGCACCCAGATCATTTACAACGAAAGCCGAGGAGCAATCCTTCATTCGCTTGAATTGGTCAGTTTGACTGGTCGTGTTGCGATTGGAGCAGAGCCACAGATCAGCACTTCATACTCAATCGACGGTTTAACATACAGCCAAGAGAGATTTGCAAAAGTTGGAGCGGCTGGAAATGCAAACAAACGCATTGTCTGGCTGCAACAAGGAAGCATGAGAAATTGGCGCATACAGCGCTTTAAAGGCACAAGTGATGCCCACATATCAATGGCACGTTTGGAAGCCGTCATAGAGCCGCTAAATGTCTAGAAAAAGACCACTCACACGGAATCAGTTAGCAGAATTCCTGCCGAACCATGAAGCGATCAAGGCTTTCGAGCGCATCATGGATGAGGTTTACAACCTTATGCCTGCTGACATTGTAACGCTTACCAACTTGGCAAATGAAGCATATTTACAAGGCTCATCGGCTGGTAATCAAGCAGAGAGCGTATCTGGAAATTCTAGGCAGTTTGATTATTTGGACTTCCCTATTTCATCGGTTCCGGTTGCGCAGGCCAGACGTGTTTTTTATGATGACGGAGACGGCACTCTGGAATTGGTGTTAAAAGGCGGTAACGTTTCGTCAAAACTTGGTCAAGGTGAAATTCAACTTTGTTTTAACGGCTCTGCAAGTTCATTGCCACGTGGAACGGTTGTTCAGGTCACAGGGGAGCAGGGTAATAGAATAAAAGTAGACCGAGCCAAAGCCGATGCAGAGGCATCATCAAATCATACCTTTGGATTTGTTGCGGAGCCGATAACAAATGGCGCTGAGGGCTATGTAATCAATTCAGGCTTAATCCGCAAGTTAAATACGATCACTGATTCAGATGGCAACGCCCTAACTGCTCGTGATACGCTTTACTTGTCTCCGCTAACCTCTGGTGGGTACACAAAAGTAAAACCCGTCTCGCCCAATCATTCGGTTATTGTTGGATTTGTGGTGCGGGTTCATGCTTCTGTTGGTGAGATATTCGTTAAGATAGACAATGGCTATGAGCTGGACGAATTGCACAATGTATATCTTCCCTCGCCGGTGGCCGACAATTCGCTGACCTACAACGCAACAAATTTGCGGTGGGAGGCCGGCCCTGTTATCAAGTCTGGCACTTATACGCCTACGCTCACAAACGTTGCAAACGTAGCGGCCAGCACTGCGGCAGTTTGCCAATGGATGCGCGTTGGTTCCGTTGTAACTGTTAGCGGCACTGTGGATATAGACCCAACAGCAGCAGGGGCGTGCGTGCTCAGAATGTCGCTCCCTGTGGCAAGTAATTTTTCTGCGGTGAATAATGCTGGAGGTACGTTCTCAACCACCACGGCGGGGCAGTCTGACAATGGGAGCATTATTGCAAACGTTGCATCTGATGTGTTTGAGTTTGGCTTCAATGCGGTTAATATCGCAAATGCAAAATATGCTTTTTCAGCAACTTATCAGGTAATCTAATGGTAATCACAGTTAAAAACATTATTCCCAGAAAATTCGCTGAAAATTCACAAACAGCGCAATATACTGCATCAGGCTGTAAAACAGTGATAGATAAATTCACAGTAACAAATAATTCGGCTGCAAACGTATCGTTAAGCATCAACTTAATCCCATCTGGCGGTTCAGCATCAACAGCAAACCGAGTGTTAAATACCAGGTTAATAGCGGTGGGGGAGTGTTATATTTGCCCTGAAATGGCTGGGCAAGTATTAGAGGATGGCGGGTTTATTTCTACAATTGCGAGTGCTGCATCTGCATTGACTATTAGCGCGTCAGGCCGTGAGATAACATGAACGATAACATTTGGGCGGTTATTGTCGATCATCTTATTAAATATGAAATTCCATTTTCAAATAAGGTGCGAGAAGCAATAGAAAAATCATGCGACATTGTGCCATTTGATGGCGGTGCGTTCATTGCATACGGCAATGAGTTTGATTTGTTCGTAATCCCAGAAAAACGCGGGAAGTGGAATATCAAACATGAGATTAAAAAATATCTTTCTGGCATGAAGGAAAAGCACGAAAGTATTTTGGTGCGGATTAACGAAAAAAATACTCGCTCATTGCGGCTGGCTAGATTTTTCGGATTCATAGAAACTGGCCGTGAAGATGGCGATGTTATTAGATTGGAGTTGAAAAAATGAGTGGAGTTGTCAATTCAGTTGGCAAGGTTTTTGGAACGTTCACTGGCGCAACTCAACAGGCTGAAGCTGGTGGAAAAGCGGCAGATGTTCAGGCTAAAATGGCTTCGGAAGGGATAGAAGAGCAGCGCAGACAGTTTGATGCTCTAGTCGAATTAATGAAGCCATACGTCAGCGCTGGGGCTGGAGCCGTTGGACAACAAGAGGCTATTCTTGGTCTTGGTGGGGCAGAAGCGCAGCAGCAGGCTATTTCGCAAATTGAAAAATCCCCATTCTTTCAATCAATGGCACAGCAAGGTGAAAATGCAATGTTGCAACAAGCATCTGCTACCGGCGGTTTGCGTGGTGGAAATATTCAAGGAGCATTGGCGCAATTTAGACCGGGATTGCTTAATCAAATGGTGCAACAACAATTTGCCAACCTTGGAGGATTGACTCAAATAGGTCAAGCATCCGCAGTGGGTCAGGCTGCCCAAGGTATGCAATCCGCTGGCGCTGTTGGCGATCTATTGGCTCAAATGGGATCAGCGCAGGCCGGTGGAATTATGGCTAAAGGTAGTAGACAGCGACAAGTATTTGGCGACATTATGCAAATTGCTGGAATGGGCACTGGCGCCAAAAAAGCCGGAATGTTTTAAGGAAATAAAATGCAACCTATCAATTATCTTCCGCAACAACAGCCAGACTTTGCAGCTCGTTTTCTTTCTGGTCTTCAGGCCGGCGCAGCACTTGGTCAATTGCAGCAGCAACAACAAGAGCGAGAAAGGGCTCAGAAACTGCAAGAGCAGTATGCAATTGACATGGAAAAAGTCACAAAAAACCCCACAGCGCAGTCTTTTGGAGAGCTGGCTCTCAAATATCCTGGACAAAGAGAGGCTATTCTTGCGTCCGGTAAGTACGTTACAGAGGCACAGCAGAATACGCTTTTCGGAGATGCGGCAAAGATTTATAACGCGCTGAACACCGGCAAACCTGATGCTGCATTGTCATACGCAACCCAGAAGCGTGACGCATTGAAAAACTCAGGGAGAGACTTCTCGGATTATGAGGAGGTCATTTCTGCGATCAATACGAACCCAGAGGCTGCAAAATCTGCGGTTGGTATTATCGGCGCATCGCTCGACCCTAAAAAATGGCTAGAAATTCACAAGGCGCCGTCTGAAATTTCTGAATCGCAGTCAAAAGCAACACAAGAAGCAACAAAAGCAAAATTTGCTGAATCTGAGGCAGTGCTTGATTTGCAGAAAAAAGGCTGGGACATTACCAAGCTGCAAGAAGACATCAAGATCAACAAAGAAAATTCACGCATTGCTGCAATAAATGCTCAAATTTCCAGAGAAAATAACTTATTGAAGCGCCAAGAATTGGGAATGAAAGCGCAGGAAATGATTGAAAAGCGTGATGAAGTTATCCGCGAGAAAGTTGCTTCGGCACAGTCGTCATTTTCCGACATGGATAACTTTCTCAATACAGCGGATAAAATTCTTACCACTCCTAAAGATGTTATCAAAAGTGCAACCGGCCCAATATCTGCAAAATTGCCAACTTTAAGCCAAAGCACAGCGGATTTTGAAGCGCTCGTGGAAACATTAGGCTCTCAGGCTTTTATGTCTCAAATTCCTAAAATGAAAGGATTGGGCGCGCTGACTGAGGCAGAAGGTAAAAAACTGCAATCTTCCTTGCAAAATTTGAGCCTTACGCAATCGCCGGAGCAATTAACAGCCAACGTGCGAGAAGCGCAGCGACTCATTCTAAAAGGCCGGAAGAATCTTGCAGATCGAACCGGCGTTCCACAAGGTATTCCAGATACTCCGGCAGCACAGCCGGCAGCATCTGAAATTGACGCATTGCTTAAAAAATATGGCGGTCGATAATGGCAACAGTTCAGGAACTTGAACGAGCTTTAATCAATGCTGACAAAGCGGGAGATGCTGATGCAGCCCGTAAAATCGCGGCTGTATTGTCACGCGCCAGAACTGATGTGGTCAGTCAAATTCCAGATATGCCGGTTCAGGAAACAATGCCACAACAGGCAGCGCCTACAATGACAGAACAGGCTATCGGGGCAGGCGAGGCCGCTCTAACGCTTGGCACTGGTGCGGTAGGTGGCACACTTGGAATGATCGGCGGAACCCTTAAAGGACTTGCGGAGCAGATTCTTACCGGTCAATTTGGAACCCCGCAAGCCGTTCAAATGGTCGAACAGGCTGCAGCAAAGGGCGCCCAGGCTCTTACTTATGCGCCACGCACACAAGCGGGTCAGGAAATAACTCAAGCCGTTGGCGGGGCGTTGGCAGAGGTTGTGCCGCCATTCATGCCTCAATTGGCCGTACCCGGTCAGATGGTGCAGGCTGCACGACAAGCCGCGCCCGCTGTAAGCATTGCGGGACAAAGAGGGGCGCAGGCTGTGCAACAAGCCGCACGCGCAGCGAATCAGGCTGTGTCTCGTCCTGTGCAGGCTGCGACTACGGCAGTTCGCCAAATGGTCACGCCAACAGAGGCCGCTCCGATTGAAACTACCATTCCAGCAATAGCTATGAAAGCCGCGCCAGCAGATGTTTTGGAAGATGCGGCTGTCAGGGCTAGGCCGTCATCTACACCACTTGATGCAATGGCCGCTGGCAAGCGTGACGTGGTTTTGGATGCAATTGGAATTCCAACTGAATCCCGCAGGCTTGGCGCACGCACCGGCGACAAGAATCAAATCCAAACAGAAATCATGCTTAGTAAGTTAGAAGGCGCGTCTCCAATGCGCCAACAGCTAGATCTGGAATCACAGCGTCTTGCCGAATATGCAGCAGCAATTCAGCGAGATACAGGAGGCACTGCAGGAGCAACTCAATTGGCCCGCGGAGAGGCAATCAGCGCTCCGCTTGAGGGATACCAGAACTGGTACAACGAACAAATAGGCGACTTGTACAAGCAAGCCAATAAAGCTGTAGCAGGTCAAGGCGGAATCGTTCTGAATCGTTTGAAATCTTACCTAAGTGAGCCTGCAAACTTCAAAGGCGATGGACGCAGCGTTTCTAGAGACATGAGAAATGAACTGACGCGACTTGGCGTCATGGATAAAAAAGGAAATCTGGCTGAAATTGACGCGGTCACTGCAGAACGAATCAGGCAAGAATCCAACCGCTTGTTTGATCCAACAAAGCCACAAACGAAAAACGCTGTTGCAGGGGTCAAGGAAGCAATTGACGAAGACGTTTTGTCCGTCCTTCCAGCCGATGTTTACAAAGCAGCACGCGCACAACGGAAGCAATACAGTGAGATTTTTGAAGACCCAAAAGGTCTTGCGCAAATCCTTGATATTAGCGGACCAGATGGCATAAACCGAGCAGTCGCTTTGGATGTTTTGCCTGACAAGCTGGTCAATTACGCAGCCAAGAACACTGCGCAATTCAACAACATCATGCGCACGCTTGAGACCTTGCCAACCCCTGAGCTTCAGGCCCTTGGTCGGCAAGCTATCGCAGAAGTTCGTGCCCATCTGGTTGAAAAGATGATCTCAAAAAACATCGACCCAACCGATGCGGCTTTGGGTGGTGCAGTTATATGGAGAGGAACCGACGATACGTTAACCCGTCAAATGGCCCCATATCGCGGGAAGACAAAGCAACTACTGGGAGGTGAACTTGCTGATCGTCTGGAAACATTGCGTCTTGGCGCACGCATTCTCAGGCCGTTTGACCCAAACCCAAGCGGCACGGCAACCACGGCATTGAATTTGCAAACCGAGCTGCCCAAGAAGGCGATTAGTGCTGTAGGAGGTCTGGTTGGTGCAGGAATTGGCGCAGTTGCAGGCGGGCCAGCAGGAGCCGCAGGAGGGACGCTTGCAGGCGCATCAACAGCAAAAAAAATTATTGACTTTCGCCAGCAAAAAGCCATCGAGCGAGCTATTGAAAAATCTTTAAAATCTCAACAAAAGCCCAAGCAACCCCAAAAGGCCTTTTGACATGCGCCATTAAACGCATTGCCACCGGCCTTGCCATAAGCAATGTAATTAACGACAAGAAAATCAAAAACATGATAACAAAGGCATTAAACTATAAGCCGGAAGGTAAATAATGACTCAACTCGCAAGAAACCCGTTTGAGGTTTACAACGACATTGATGGCACCCCGCTTGAAGCTGGCTATCTGTACTTTGGTGAATATGGGCAAAACCCTGAAACTGTACCGATTCAAATTTACTGGGATGAAAGTTTAACTATTCAAGCAAGCCAGCCAGTGCGAACCGTAAACGGCTATGCCTCAAGAAATGGAAGCCCGGCTAATGTTTATGTGCCTAGCAATTATTCTATAACCCTGCGTGACAAAAATAAGAATTTTGTTTTCTCATCACTTTTAAATGAAACCGAATCAACAGCAGCGGCAAACGGCGCTAATAATTCATACCCTTATGTGATTGATGGATTGTTGCCACTGCCACCAACTGGCGGGTGGAATAACCTAACCGCAGCTTTTCCTGCTGGTACGGCATGGGTTGAGGGAAATCAGGTTACATTTCCCGGGCAGGTTCTTTCTTTTTCTACAAATACATACACGGACGTGTACATTGACAAGGCCGGTCAATTGTTTGCAAAGTCAAACGCTACTTATTGGCTATTGACAGAGGAAAACGACAAGGCCAAGATTTGCAGGGTTCAGACTGATTCGTCAAAAATCCTCGGCCTGTCTGACATGCGGAACCGTGTCACCTCTGACCGTGTTTACGTGCCTGAAGCGTCGCTAGATTTCAACAAGGTTCTAGGTGATTTTGACATTCCAAAGACTGCGCTTTCCTATGCTGCAAATACATTTTTCAATTATGGCGCAAAGGTAAAGATTGGCGATAACCTTTATATCTGCCTGCAATCTGGTGTTACCGGCGCTGCAAGTGCTCCAAGTGGCTTTGTCGGTCCAACTTGGGATGAAGAGTTGCAATGTTATGTATTTGTCGATGGATCAGTTAAATGGTTTTTTATTGCTGAATTTGACATGCAAGGCTCATATCGTTGGGGCGTGAATAATGGCGTGGTTTGGTATTTCTCAAATCTTGGCATCTTTTATATTTTAGATAGGCTGAGCAACACTAGAATTCAAGAATACTTGGACGCATACATTTTCAATTTGATTACCCGCTGGCTTTCAGGTGTGGCAATCCAAAAAGGAATGAAGCGTTATATCAATGGAAACGTATACCGCGCCACCGTTGGTGGTACCACTGGAGTAACGGCGCCAAGTGGAACAGGAACGGCAATTGTAGACGGAACCGTCACATGGAAATACATCTACCCACACGTAGGTGAATATGTGGCATGGGCAACAGGCCAAGCAATTACGGCAGGCCAGCGTAGAACGTCTAGCGGCAACATTTACCAAGCAAGTACAAGCGGAACCACCGGAGCAACAGCGCCAACCGGAACTTCAGATGTTATAAATGATGGTGGTGTCACTTGGTACTTTATGAATCCAGTTGGCGTATTTACAACAGGCACCGACTGGTATGTAAACGATTTGCAGCAGGATAGATATTCAATTCGTCCGGCAGACTCGCATGATGCCTATGCCTCATCGTTTTTGCGCCTAGTGGCTCAGTGGTTGAAAATCAAGAATGATTATTCATGGTTGAGCGCTACAAACGTACACAACCAAACAAACCTAACCACACTTAAAAACGTGGCTTTCTCAAACCTTGCGAGATGTCAAAAATCATACACAACCTGGGCGACCTCAACGGCATACACAAGGGGCTTGTATCGAGAGGCCAATGGCTCAGTATATCTATGCACAACTTCAGGCACATCGGCCTCTAGCGGTAGCGGTCCAAGTGGAACCGACCCAACTGTTTTTATTATTGATGGTACGGCGCAATGGCGTTATCAGTACCCACTTGCTCAAGGTTTGATAACCACTTTTCAAAATGAATTGCATTCAAACGCACTAGAAAAATGGCCTGTCTGCTACTTGCAGGACAACTGCGAGAATTACTCCGGCTTAAAAGCGTTTTCTGACATGCTGGCGGTCATTGGTGATGCAGACACAACCTACTATGGAAACATCGCAACAGGGGTTGCAGCAGGCGTTAAAGCGTTATATCAGGCATCAACAAAAGAATGGCGCTTTGCAGATAATGCTTTGACTGTGAACCAAGCGTTTTACCCGGACATGATGGCGGCAATTTTCCCTGAATTGCACCAAGTGCCGGTGGGAACCTCCCCCGAAATCATCGCTGACCTATACGGCCACGGGTATGAGTTTGTAAACCGAGTATTTCCTACTTGGTGGTATAGAAACCCTGACACTCTGGCCTCTTTGGTTATTGCCTATGTTGCGGTTCGTTATCGGCAAGAGCCTAAAAAGGGGGCAATGGCATTAGAGCACGCAATGTCGCACCACTTACGGCAAGGTTTACCGCAGCTTGGCACTTTTATGTTTTCCGACCTGTGCTATGCGTTTGCAATGCGGTCTATGATTGTGAATCCATTGGCGACGCAAGGTACACTATCTTTGTGGCAAGGTCAGGCGCGTGGAAGCCTTGAGTTCTCTGATGACGGTGTTTATGATTTGGGAACGGCAAACAAACGCCCAAGACGTGCGCTAATTCGTGAATTTGTGGAGCTGCAAGAATTGGCGGCAACCCCAAGCCAGCCAGTAGCCAACCGAGCTAGATTGTTCACAAGGGACAACGGCAGCGGGAAAACTCAATTGTGCATATTATGGCCAGGCAATGCCGTAACTGTGCTATCAACGGAACCTTGAAATGAAAATACTGCTTCTGCTAATGATGGCCTTTTCTTTTGATTATTCATTCGCTCAATTACCGCCAATGGAGGAACTTCGTTATTGCGGAATTCCAAAGCGTGATGAGGATGGCTCAATTAGCAGAAGTAGTGCCGTTATTGCACAATTTAAAAGAATTCACCCATGTCCAGTAGATTGGAAAACGTCTGGCGCTTGTAAAGGCTGGGCAATTGACCATGTAATACCACTTGCGTGTGGCGGTTGTGATGCAGTTAGTAATATGCAATGGCTACCAATTGGAATAAAATCACAGGCAATTATTGGTAAAGATAGATTTGAAAGAAAAATCTATCAAAAAGAAATCAAATGCAATTAAAGGGCAAAAATTGAAAGCTGCATTTTATAAGGGTAAACACCGTCTATTTAATAAGTTGGTTTCCGTGTGGGATAGAGGCCTATATTCACACATGGAATTGGTTTATGAAGATAACCAAGCAGCCTCAAGCAGTTTTATGGATAGCGGTGTACGCTTTAAGCATATCGAATTTAATGGTTCTAATTGGGATTTTATCGAACTCCCAAGAGAATTATTTGACGAATCTATTTCAAGAGCTTGGTTTGAAAATCATTTGGGCTATAAATATGATTTCCTTGGGTTGATTAGATTTGCATTCGGCCCTATTAAACAAAGCAAGAAGAAACTATTTTGCAGTGAGGCGTGTTTAGAATCGCTCGGAATACATGATGCTTGGCGCTTTACCCCGAATTCTGCTTACGCTCTTTTAAAAAGCATGGTAGAGAAAGAGAATAAAAATGGCTGAAAGTGCTGAATCATTTTTACATAAGTTCTTTTTTTGGGGGTTGTGCGCAGTTATTACCTCAAGCGCGGCCTTGCAGTGGCAAACGTATAAAGAGCAAAACGCCATGCGGCAGGAAATGACACAGCGCTTTGTAGAAATCGCTCAGATATATAAAAGCCACGACGCCAGATTAGCGTCATTAGAGCGAGACCTTGCCGAGACAAAGGGGCAAATGGTAGGCTGGGATACGCTGAAGCGGATAGAGTTGTTTTTGGGCGCCATGCCTGCAAACCAACGCGGTGCTGCATTGTCCACCGCCATTAGGTCTGAAGTTGAGACAAAGACAAAAAAATGAGTTTCAAACTTGGCGCTCAATCAGAAAAAAATTTAATCGGGGTTCATCCTGATTTGGTTCTGGTTGTGCGTGAGGCCATTAAAATCACCGACATTGATTTTAAAGTTATCGAAGGTTGCAGAACTTTAGCGCGGCAGAAGGAACTTGTTAAAATCGGCGCCAGCCAGACAATGAACAGTCGCCACCTAACAGGCCATGCAGTAGATTTGGCGGCCTTATACGGCAGCAAGGTGGCGTGGGACTGGCCTTTGTACTATGTGCTGGGTGATTGTGTAAAAGAGGCCGCAAGGCGCGTTTCAATTCCAATAGAATGGGGCGGAGACTGGAAAACATTTAAGGACGGTCCGCACTTCCAATTACCGTGGAGAGAATACCCAATATGAATCCGTTATTAATTGGTAGCGTTATCGACATTGGCTCAAAAGTCATTGATCGCCTATTTCCAGATCCGCAACAAAAAGCGGTAGCGCAATTGGAACTTTTCAAATTGCAACAGGCCGGAGAGTTTAAAGAGCTAGACGCACACGTTGAACTTGCGCGTGGCCAGATGGAAATTAATAAAATCGAAGCGGGTTCTGATTTGTTTCGTGGCGGATGGAGGCCAGCATGTGGGTGGATTTGTGTGTTTGGGCTTTTTTACAATGCTATTTTGCAGCCTATCGCACCGGAATTGGTGGCGATGATAACCGGAAAAGCGATGGCACTGAGGCCGGCTGACACCGAGGTTCTAATGACGCTTTTAGGTGGGTTGCTAGGGCTTGGCGGCATGAGGTCATGGGAAAAACTCAAGGCACGCCAATAGACTACACATTGCAGGTGAATAACTTTTCTATTTTATCGTTCACGTAGCCAATGAAGGATTTTTTATTTCCTTTTCCTTCTTCATTTGAATAAAGTGGAATTGGCTCTGAATATTTTACTCTGCGATAAAGTAATTCCTGATTATTTTTATAAGCAATTGCCTCGCTGAATGTGCAAAATAGAATTTGACTTGCATTAAAGTTTGGCAATTGTAGCCTTAACATCCAAGCAACTGGTTTACTCATATTTTCCTTGACTCAATAAGTTTATTAATAACCATTGTTCTAGAAAACCCAGTTAGATCGCAAATTTCTTTTAGAATCTGAGTTTCTTTAGCGCCAAGTAGAACAGTTAATTTTGAGCCACCTGAAGCAATGTGCCGTTCTAAATGTGCTTTTACTGCACGCTGTACTGATTTTGTCATTGTGTCTCACAAACTTTGCAATATAAATTCTAGTATTATTAAAAAAATCATTTTTCATTAAGCCGGTTTGCCACCAATGTCGCATACCCAGCAATGTCCACCCAGCTATCGATATATTCTGAATCGCCGTTTACAATTCTGGCAATCTTATGGAAAATCATTTCCAGTGCTTCCATCTGGTCAGATGATAGGCTTTTATCTCTCTTTTTCAACTCGCCATTTAAAATGGCTTTTAGACTTTGTGAAATAAAAGCATGGTCTCTAAATTGACCGTACCTTAAACCGCGCTCATTTAATACATTTTCTACGCTCATATCTCCCCCCGTATGCGCCAACCAATTTCCAAAGACCGGACAATTTCTCTCACTTTGTAAACGTTCATTCTGAAATACGCTTTTTTTGCTTGGGCTATTGAATCCTCAAACCGCTTGGCAAAATCAGGTGGTATTTCCTCTTTTTCCTGTAACTTTCTTGCCATCTCTTGCATGGCCTCAAAATCAATTTTTAATTTGAACGCTTTTGATAGTGCTTCAATCACTTCAGCAAGGCCAAGAACGGCTGGGTGCGCAATGTAGTACAAACCCTCAAGGTCTTTGTAAAGAACCGTTCCATCCTCAGTAGAATAAACCTCACCGGCTATTAACTGAGAGCAGAACAGTTCGATACCGCCAAAAACAGTCTGAACTTGCGCAAGCGTTGGGCGCTTAAACCGCATCGCTTTCGTTCCATTTGTTCAGGGTTTTGGCAATGTTTTGCAGAATATAAAGAGGAATTTCACTCCGAAACCCTTTTTCTGGGTTTATCAAATTGATAAGCAACTCTTTGTATTCCTTCAATTCATAAGTATTCATTTAATCCCCATCAGTGAATATACGTTATAAAAACAAATTACGGCAGATAAAACACAACACACGCCAACAACGCAACAGCAAATAAAATCATCTCTCATACCCCAATCCCAATAAACAAAATCACTGCGAGAACAAACCCAACAACCCCACCGCAAAACATAGGATGGCGGTCCATCCAGTTGTCCTCGTAAATGTAGGCATTGCTACCATATGCATCGAACCTAGTACGCGGTGTTTTTTTAAACTTGTCATAGAATTTCATTTTTTTTTCTTCTTTCTTCAATTTGTTTTTTAAGGTCATCTATCTGAACCAAATAATTCAGAATGTTTCCAATCTCGTTTACTTCAAGCGCTGCGGCCTTTCTTGCCTCAACTTCCAGCCTGTCTGCGGCTTTGCGTAATTCCTGAGCTGCTTCAAAAATCATTTTTGCTTTCATTTAAACTCCCCTGTTGAACCAATATAAGTATACTAACACACATAAAAGACAACAGGAAAGTTTTTTTAATTATTTTTTATCAGAACGGAATATCATCCTGAATGTCCGCGACTGGCTTTGGCTTTGGCTTTGGCGCTGCTGGCTGGTCTGAATCTGTTGGTTTGCTTGCAAAATAAATTCCAACAACTTTCCCGGTCAGCTTGGATTTCTCTGCCCCATCCTTGCCGACATAAGTCTCAATGTGGAGTTCGTCCAGACTTGCGACAATCTTTGTTCCTTTGGTCAGATACGGCGCCAGTGACTCTGCCTGTTTGCCCCAGATGGTGCCATCAATCCATTGTGTAGGACGCTTACCGTCCTTTCCCTTGCGTCCGTAGGTGTATGCCAGTGATACGCTTGCAACGGCATCGCCACCGCTTGTGAAACGAACCTCAACGTCACGACCAACTGTTAAAAGTGCAGTAAACATTATTTCTTTTCCATTCTTTTAGTAATTTGTGATACTTCATCGTTAAAAAAATTCACTTCTTCTGCCAGGTTTTTAATGTAATCATCGTCACGCTCAACCCGCAGGACAAAAAGCTGCAAATGCTCAGGAAAGCGTGGGTCATAACTTACGAAATCGCACCACTCTGCATTGGTAACCCACAAGCCGAATTGAACCTGTGGCTTGTACTGTGATGGAAGGCGGCCAGCTTCAAGGTATTCAAAATGCGTGGCTGACTCAGGACATTTGATTTCAATTAAATTTGCTCCATTGAACCCGTCCGGGGAATACCCAATGAACTTATCCTTTACTTTAATGAAACCGGCCTCACGAACCATTACGCCATTCAGTGACTCATACGCACCGCGAGCGAATTTCTCTTGCTCGATGCCACATTGCATGGCGCCACTAAAAAAGCCATTTTCTTGAACGGATCCGGTAATTCGCTCAACCGCTAATTTTGTGCGGTATTGCTTGCGTGTAGCGGCCTCCCCTCCGGTCTTTAACTTTGCCAGCACATTGGCCACACCAGAGCCGGTAACGCAGCCCAAACGGGCGTTAAACCATTCTGGTGACCGTTGCTCAAAATTGAGTTCTATCGTTTTCATGAAAGTTCTTTCTTGCGTGTGTCTTTAGCGTCTGCGAGCAATTTCTGCTGAGCTGGCTGTATTGATGTCCAAAGTTTGGCCAGATCATCAAGCGTTTCGCATTCTTTGATTTTCTTTTCCAATGCCAAATCTTTTGCAACTTCTGGCCTAATTTGAATTGTTCCATTGCCATCGTCATCGTCATCACCGACAACGGTAACCAAGGCCATCAGGCTGAACCGTCTAGCGTAGGTTGTGGCTGACCCAATGCCGTGTGCGTTCTGCTTGTCTACAAAAACCGTTATGCCTTGAGTTTCAATCCATTGTCCTGACTCGTGCATCAGCAGATTAGAGCAGGTGACACCGCTCTCGGTTGTTGTAACGTCCTGTAACAGGCTCAAACCGTTACGAGCTAGAACCGGCACAACCGCATTGCGAACTGACGCCAGACTAGCGTATGACGATTTGAAATGCGGGTTTTTACTATCGAACTGTGGATTTTGCATTTCGCTTTGTGCTTTTGCCAGTGCGTATGCCAGGTCGGATATATTTTCGGATTTTTTCATTTTCTGCTTTCAGTTGTAGGGGGTTTCCCCCCTGAGTGGTTTATTCGTTTTCTGCGGTGTAGTAAGCGTTCCTGATTGCCACTTCAGCGGTAGCCAACCTTACGTATTTGGCGAACAATGCGCCTACAACCTCATCAGGTGCGCCAGCAGCGACCAAGTGAATGCACTGGTACATATCTTCGTGGCAGATTCTTTCATCCACCTCCGCCAGTGTGTTGTATGCCTCGACAAACGGCTTTTGCAGAGTCTCTGCAAGTTCCGCTTTTTCTCGTACGACCAGATCAACAACTCGGCTTGTGTAGCGCATTTCTGCGCGGTCTTTTTTAAGTAGTGCTTCGTAAGTGCCTGCTGGGTAATTGGAAGAATTCATTTTTGCTGCCTTCAGTTGCGTTGAAAGAGATTAGATTATATACACATTTTATTAGTGTGTGTTGGCTTTTTTGCTTTTTTTTGAATTTATTTTTAGGCAAAGAAAAACCCCGACGATTGACGCAACCAATCTCGGGGTAGTGGCCGGTGAACAGGGAAGAACACCGACAAATGAATTTTAACGGTATGCAAAAAAAACGCAAACAGCGCTTTACACGTGGAGAGTGAAATAGTAAGATATTGCTTTCAATGAAAGGCGGTCATGGACAAAGACAGAATTGACGCAATCAATAAAGGCAACACCAGATACGAAGGGCGGTCATGCCCAAAGTGCGGCGAAACGACAAGATACGTACTGAATGACAATTGTGTTTCTTGTGCGGCCAAGCATGTAAAAACACATCGGGAAAAGATCAGAAAAATGATCGCAAAAGCAAAAAAAGGCGGTTCAAATGAAAGTTAAAAATTTTGCAAAACTTCAGCACTTTAAAGATAGATGCCCGCCTTGGATAAAACTTTACAGGGATATTTTAGATCATCGTGATATCAGCTTGATATCAGACTGTTCTTTTCGTGTATTGGTTGGGGTCTGGTTGCTCGCTTCTGAAGACAAGCAAATGCAGGGCAATTTACCAAGCGTTGATGACATTGCGTTTAGATTGAGAATGGATAAAGTTAAAGTAATCAATGCCTTAAAAGAGCTCAAGCCATTTTTAGATATGGATGATATCGAGGTGATATCAGAGCGATATCAAGATGATGCACCAGAGACAGAGACAGAGACAAAGACAAAGGGAGAGGTAGAGAGAAAAAAAGAGGAAAAAGAAAAAAAAGAAAAGCCGCAAGCGGCTAGCGCTTCGCGCTCTATTGTCTCTAAACCTGATGACGTATCAGACCAGACTTGGACAGACTGGGTAGCTCACAGGAAAGCAAAGAAGGCTACGGTCACGGAGACGGTTTTGAAAAGCATACAGGCCGAAGCAGACAAAGCAGGCATGAACCTGGAGGCCGCTTTAGAAACGATGTGCGCCAGAGGTTGGTCTGGCTTCAAGGCCGAGTGGGTTCAGACTGCTGGGCAATCAACAGCAAAGTCACAAATTATTGGCAAGAGCATGGGTTCAGCGGCAGACGAAATTGTCGGTCAAATTTTTGGCGATGTTTTAGATGGCGATTGTTTTTTTGTTAAAGACATTTTGGAGATTGAAAAAAATGGCAATGCGTGAAAGCGAGAAAGATGTTCGTGAGTTTTTTGAGGTCATGGGGAAAACGGCAGAGTATTACAGTCGGGCCGTCACAAAAGAGGTTTGCAAAACGTACTTTGAGATGTTGTGTGATTTTGACATCGAGGACGTAAAGCAGGCATTGCGTGACCACATGCGTGACTCCACCGAAGGTAGATTCTTCCCAACGGTTGCGCACGTCGTCGGAAAACTTGAAAAAAATAAGCCAAAGCCAAAAGGGCATATAGGCGTTGATGAAGCGTGGTCAATCGCCATGCAAGCCGAGGATGAATACTCAACCGTTGTGTGGACTCAACCCATTGCAGAAGCCTGGGGAATAGCTAAAAACGTATTGCCAGACAGAGCCGGTGCACGAATGGCTTTCAAATCGGCTTATGAGCGCATTTTGAGTGGCCTTCCTGCCAACGCTGCGCTCAAATGGTACCCAAGCATAGGAATTGATGCGGCAAGGCGTGAGGACGCTTTAAACGAAGCCGTAAAAATGGGCAGACTGTCTGGCGAGCACGCGGCAGGATTGTTACCGCCATCAAAGACTGAGCAGAACAAAGAAGTCGCAGCAAAATATTTGGCACAACTTCGCTTAATGATCGGGAAGCAATGAAACTCGTTATAAATGCAATTGATAATTTTCGGTGGGCAAAGATTTTGAAATCAGACCACGCTTTGCAACTTTTGATTTCTGGCGCGAAGGATGATCAACGCCTAGAAAAAATACTTCACCGCCAGATTGAGCTGGGGAACGTGGTCGAGCATGGGAATAGCTACAAATTTGCAGACAATGTGCAGCGTGATGAATTCGGGCGGTTAATTTTTGAGCGATAAGATCAAGTGGTTTAAGACAAGCGAGGCCAGCATAAGCAACGGGCGGTTTCACATCGCTCGGTTTATGTCTGGCAAAGAGGCAGGGTTTCTGCTTTGGGATGACAAAAAATTAATTGGAACTTTTTTAAGTGCGGAAGAAGCAAAACAAGAGGCGGTGCGATTAAATGGGTAAAAAGTACATGGGCAGGGTGGCGGAACTCGGGTGCAGCTTGTGCCAGGTTATTGGATACGGTCCAACACCGGCAGAAGTGCACCACTTGCGAGAGGGTGTAGGAATGGCTCAGAGGAACAGTGATTTCTTGACTATCCCACTATGCCCGGAACATCACCGGGGCGCCAGCGGGGTGCATGGTGACCGTTCAGCGCTGAAAAACGCACGTCAGGATGAAATGAGTCTACTGGCTTGGACAATCGAGGCGCTCAATGGCTAAAACATCACCAACGCAGCGCAGTTTGGCCTTGCTTCGTGAAGAAGGCTATCACTGCGAGATTGTAGAAAAATGGAATTCGTTTACCCGCACCCGTAAAGACCTGTGGGGTTGGGCAGATATTCTGGCAATTAGGAAAGGGGAGGTTCTGGCGGTGCAGGTTACTAGCGGAAGCAACACATCAGCGCGGGAGAAAAAAATAGCAGACAGCGAGATCACGCCAAAAGTGCGGGAGGCCGGAATCAGGATTGAGGTTCACGGCTGGAGAAAATTAAAAGCAGGTTGGGCTTGCAAAAGGATAATTCTTGACTGACATTGACATTCACAAAGTGCTGGACTTCATGCGTGACAACGCAAAATTATTCGCTCAGGCTAAAGCCGAACGGGTGTACTTGGAGGAAATGCGAAAGTCTAAAAAGGCCATTCTCATGCAACAAGCAGAATTAGCCGGGTTCAAAACCTCTGCAACACAAGAGCGGGAGGCATACGCAAGCATTGAATATATATCCCTGCTGGAAGGGCTTAAAAGCGCCGTAGAGCGGGAGGAATCATTGCGGTGGATGTTGGTATCTGCTCAGGCCAAAGCCGAAGTCTGGCGCAGTTTGGAGGCAAGCAACCGAGCGATGGATAGGGCGAGCGCATAAAATTTTTTTAATTTTTTTTCAAAATGCTCACCTTTTCAGATATTAGTGTGTTAATATCCTTTCATCAACAACGCAATACAGACAGGGAAAAAAAATGATTACAACGCAACTGGAATTATGCTCACTTCAATCCGCGCAGGTGGATCATCTTGGTCGCTTATTGGCAGAGATCGCAGATCTGCAAAAACAGGCCGAGGAAATCAAAGATTCAATCAAAGACCTCGCCAGTACTGGCGGTGTTGTTATGACAAAAACAGATGAAATTTTAGCCTTGCTTTCGGCCAGGCCAATGACAAGCGAAGAGATTGAATGCGCAACTGGCCTGACGAAGAACAAACTTTGGGGTTTGATGAAATCACCGCTCCAGCGCATGAAAGTTAAAAGGACAAAGCAAGGGTTCTGGGCAATCGACAAAACGTATGACGAAGAGATTGAAAAAGGCGTGAAGTATTTAAGATCAATTGGGTGGACAGTAATACCGCCGAAAGGGATGAAATGACTGACAAAGAATTAATAGAACTGGCTGCAAAAGGAGCTGGCTATCCAATTTCAGATGGGTACAGTGAGTTGATGGGTGGAAAATTGTGGTGGGTTTATCTTCAAGGCTCTGGAGATCCGCCGAATGATTCAGCGTGGTATGAGATCTGGAATCCACTTGAAGATGACGGTGACGCGCTGCGGTTGGCGGTGAAAATCAAGTGGATTCCGAGCAGAGTAGAAGTTGTCGGATTGTCAATGAACGAAGACCCATACGCTGCAGCTCGACGAGCAATTGTTAGAGCCGCAGCAGAAATCGGAAAGGAAATGGAATGACTAAACCAATCGTATTTGTAACGGGGTACCACGACGGATACCCCGTTGTGCGACCTACTGATAACGCTGCTGTATTGCCTGTGGGGATGGCGTTGTATACTCACCCTGCGCCTGATGCGCAGCCGTGGTCAGAATCAAGTCACGGCGTAAAAGCAGCAATGCGTGTGGTGCCATCGGGTTTGGCTTATGGTGTCGGCCTTGAGGATAGTGACAAAGTGTTTGCGGCATTCGTCTTTCGTGACGATGCAGAAACATTTTGCAAGTTGTTCAACGGCGAGGTAGCTCTAATGGCAGAGCCTGCGAAAGCAGAGTGTGCGGGGTTCGATTCCCCGCCCTCGTCGTCAAAAATGGGAGAGCCGGTGGCGTGGTCTGTGTTTGATAAACGAAGACAAAAGCACTGGTACACAAACGAATCTATCGACACAGCAAACTATTACGCAAAAGAGTACAGCCACAGAGAAGCCGATGGCAGTCCTTCGATGTTGGTCGTGCCTTTGTACACCCACCCGCCAGTAGCGACAGATGTGCAGCCTGTGGGCAAATTTGCTCAATTCACGGATGGCGTTTGGCGTGAGGTGACGGCTGGCTCTGCGGGGGTGCCTTTGTATACCCAACCCGAGCCAGATGACGCCGCCCTATTCAACGAACTCTTAAACCTGCTTGGACCTACCGCGCCATCTTGCTGCGGATGCTCTGCTGAGTGGCAGAAGGCTATTGATTTGATTAAGACGCGATTAGGGGTAGAGAAATGACGCATGATTTCATTGAGCGAATGGCACAAAAAGCCAGTAAATATGCCGAGCAAACCGTCCACTATTACAACGGTAAATTTGACGGCTTAACTTGGGAACAAAGACTCAACCTTGTGAAATACGAAAAATTCGCCGCGCTGGTTGCAGCGTATGAACGCGAAGAGTGTGCAAAAGTTTGTGATGTGTACACAGGTGAAAGTACCAGCCCAATGAACTTTGCTGAAAATTGTGCGAAATCAATCAGAGCCAGAGGCAAGAAATAAAAAATATTTAATTTTTTTTAGAATTGCCAACCTTTTCGTTTATTAGTGTGTTAATATTCTTTCATCGCAACGCAACAGGGAAAAAAAATGATTACAACGCAACTGGAATTGTCCTCACTTCAAGCCGCACAGGTAGACCTGCTTGGTCGCCTTCTGACAGAAATCGCATACCTGCAAAAACAGGCTGAGGAAATCAAGGATTCAATCAAAGACTTGGCCCGCACTAACGGTGTAACGTCTTACGAAGGCCGCTTGTTCAAGGCCACGTATAGCGAGTCAAACCGCAACTCAGTAGATTACAATCACTCTGCGCAGACCTGGAAATCAGCAAGGACTTGCTGGCCGAGTACACAAAGCAATCCGCGGTGTTCACCGTAAAAGTCACAAGCCGTTAAACATATGGGGGGGGAACCCCCTTTATTGGAGATCACATAAAACCAATATCGTTACTCACGCAACAGATTAAAAGTTTGGAAAAGTTGCCGGAACAAAAGCCGGTAGAAGTAAAAATTGAAATGCCTGAGATTGTTCAGGTAGACAGTAATAAAAAATGGGCGTTTGATATTTTATCGGCGCCAACCACAAACAACGAACACGCCCGCAAGTGGGCAGAAATGGTGTTAAGAAAATGATTACCGGTAAAAAAGAGTGCCAGGTTATTGAAATGCTCAAAAAATTGAAGGTTGCATCAGCCACCCAGATCGCTGAATTGCTGGGCGAGGAAAAGCGAGTGGTTCAGGGACGCATACAGACCTTAAAGCGTAAAGGGGTGATTGAGGGTGTAGGCAAGGTTAAAAAGACGCTTACAACGGAGTTTACGTACCGTATCAAGCCACCAGAGCCAAAGGCGAAAAGTGATTTTGTTCCTACGGCCACGTTTGAGCAGATGAGAAAATTTAAAAAGCAGATTCAAGGCACGCCGTGGGCACAATTAGCGGTGTTGATATGACAAAGACCACCGAAAGGGAAGAAATTGGCGGAGATACCTGGTTTGTTTTGGAACTTTAAAAGGAATGAAAATGAGCAACACAATTAACATCAACGGCATTGAGTACATCCCTGCAACTGAGGAACGGCCTCGCATCGTAGGCAGCCGCGCTGTTGTCGTAGTAGATCGTGGCTGGATTTTTGCTGGTGACGTAACACGCGAAAACGGACGCATCAAACTGTCTCGTGCGGTGCATGTATTTCGCTGGGAGAGTGTGGGGTTTGACGGCATGATTGCAGACCCGAAGTCGTCAAATGTGACACTCAAGCCAATGCCAAATGGCGTAGACATACCCGAAGGCGCAGAGATTTTTTGTGTGCCGGTTGAAGATGGTTGGGGACTCTAATGATTGAGTTTAGACCTGTAGGTGACGGCTACGGCGACGGCTACGGCGACGGCGACGGCTACGGCTACGGCTACGGCTACGGCGACGGCTACGGCGACGGCGACGGCTACGGCGACGGCTACGGCTACGGCTACGGCTACGGCAACGGCTACGGCTACGGCAACGGCTACGGCAGCGGGAAGGGGTGGGCTAATCGGAAAAAGAGGAAATGATTGACAAGACGAATGAGCGAAGTAGAAGACAAGGAAGAAGTACT